CCGTAAGCGTGGCGATAAGACATTTGAGTTCCGTGGCAAAATGTATGGAACAGAATTGGCCAAACCAGCTCCAAAAGTTGCGGTTGGCCCACATGGCCCCGGCGATGAGAGCTTTACGCCAGATCAGCCTAAAGCTGGATCTCGCATGAAAAATGTTGCTGAAGAGGTAAATGACTACAAATCTGGATCTGCAAATCCAAGCATGGAAGAAAATTCTTCCAATCGTGGTATGCGGTTAAAGACATCTGGCGAAGATATTGCAGATTTGCGCCGTCTTATGCCAGCCCCATCAGCTAATCCACCTGAGTTTACGCGCAAGGAATATGGGATGCCCGGCGTTCGTATGGGCAAAAAGGGTGAACCAGCGATTGTTATTGGAAGCGGCGAAGATGAATCGCCAAAACCCGTGAAAAGTAACTACAATTACGGCGTGTCTCGGACAAAGGATGATCAGGATCTTGCTGACATTGTTCAGAAGAAGCGCGGTGGTTGGATTGCAGAAGCAACTAAGAACAAAGGTGCATTGCATCGCGCTCTCGGTGTCCCGCAGGGTGAAAAGATCCCAGCTGCAAAATTGAACAAAGCTGCCAACAGCAGCAACACAAAGATGGCTAAACGCGCTCAGTTGGCAAAAACCCTGAAGTCTTTTAACAAAGGATAAAGCCATGACCATCAAGTATGGAGAGTTCTCGTTTGACCCTTGTCATGGGTTCACTGGGTCTACTGGCAAGAAGAACGTGAAAGGCTATATGCGCGGAGGCTTTGCTATGGGCGGGATGCGCAAAATGCGTTCCGACAAGGGCTTCACCAAGAAGGTAGATCCACCAAAGCAGTATCCTTCCGCTGGCCCAAATATTCCCGGTATGCTTGGACAGAACAGCGATGCTGGCCCTGATCTTAACAATCCTACGCCGCCAGCCCCGCTTGCCTTGCAGGGCATTGCGCGTAAAAAAGGCGGTAAGTGCTAATGGCTACGTCAGGGACGGTCAGCGCAACACTGTTCAATACGAACAGTATTTTGGATCAGGCTTTTAGACGGATTAAGATCCCGCCTGAAACTGTCTCGTCTGAAATGCAGGACACCGCCCTGAAAAGCCTTTATTTGCTGATCTCTTCCCTGTGCAACAAAGGCATACAGCTCTGGACCATTGAGAAGCTGATCCTCCCATTTTACCTTGGCAATGGCGACGTAACCATGCCAACGGGAACTGTCGATCTTCTCAACTCGAACTATCGCTGGTTATCTCGGTATAGCGGAACCACGACATCCAGCTCTGGCACTGCTGACTATGCAGAGGATGAGGATCTTACGACGGCTTGCACTCAATCTTCCCCGAACGGAAACATCGTCTTAAATCTGTCTCAAGCGCAAATCGTAACTACGCTTGGTGTAAACATGAAAACTGGCGCCAGCTATACGCTGGTTTTCTCATATTCTTTGGACGGCACAACATGGGTTGATGTCTTGTCCCCCGGTGCAACAACATACACGGATGGTAGCTGGAACTGGTATGATCTCAATCCAAGCATCCAAGCTCAGTTCTGGAGAGTCCGTGAAACAGGTGGAGCAACTCTCAATGTCGCAGAATTTGTCGTGGCAGGAAATCCGACAGAAATTCCTTTCGCTCGTCTCAATCAAGATGACTATACCAACCTACCTAACAAAACTTTCCAAGGTCGCCCTTTGCAGTTTTGGTTGGATCGTCAGCTCGGTGCGCCGATTGCGCGACTCTGGCCTGTCCCTAATGAAACGGCTCAGTTCGCGCAATTCGTGACATGGCGTCAGCGTCACATCATGGATGTCGGCACATTGCAGCAAACAATCGAACTACCGCAGCGTTGGGTCGATGCAATCACATGGGAACTGGCGTTTCGGTTATGCTATGAAGTTCCACAGGTTGATATTGCAATGGCAGACAGGCTCCAGCCGATTGCTGCCCGTGAAATGACCGCCGCCTTCAACGAAGAGCGTGATAACTCTCCGTTCATGGTTGCCCCGAATATCTCGATGTATACGACATAACATGCCAATTTATCTGGACACACGAGGTAGATCGACACTGGGTATCGGCGTTTGCGACCGATGCAATAGGAAGATGTCTCTGGACGAACTGTTTCCAGACATGAACTCGCCGGGGTTGCGCGTGTGCTTGGCCGACCGTGACGAGCTAGATCCATATCGTTTGCCAGCACGACAGCCTGAAAAGATTACCTTACCTTTTGTGCGGCCTGATGTTAATATAGCGACAGACCCTGCTGGCATCGTGACTGAGAGCGACAACTACTTCATCATCAACGAGAATCAGAACGGATATTTCATCCCATGAGCGTCCCCTCAAATCTTGTCCCGATTCCGATTTCGCAGCTTCCGCTGGCTTCAACGGTATCGGCAAGCTCGTCTTTGATGATCGTTCAGAACGGTGCAACATACCGGACAACTCTTGCCAATATCCCGCTTGCCTTCTCTGTTCGTATTGTCCTTGTTGCTGATGCACGGACAATCACGCCAAACATTGATACGACAGACATTGCAGAGCAGTTTAACACACAGACCATTGGGGCTTTGACAATGGCAAACCCAACGGGAACCCCCACTGATTGTCAGCGTCTGATGATCCGGCTCAAGTCCAATGCCGTCCAGACGTTCTCTTGGGGGACAACATATCAAGGTTCGACAGATATTGCTTTGCCGTCAACGACAAGCGGTGCTGGAAAATATGATTATCTGACCTTCATGTATAACAGCACATCTGGTAAGTGGCAGCTTATCCAGAAGGTATTTGGGTTCTAAGGAGACCATAGATGGCAAACACATTTACGTCTTATACAGCAAAGAATGTCACCACATCGGCCTCGACCCTTGTCACGGTAGCAGCTGGCACACAGACAACCATCATCGGAGCAACGATCTGTAATACATCCGGCGCGGCCATCACGGTCAGCTTGTATTTCACACGGTCAGCGGTTGACAACTATATCGTGTATAATGCCAGCGTTCCCGTCGGGCGCACGTTTGTAGCCATTGGTGGTGATCAAAAGGTTGTGCTGATTGCAGGGGATGCGTTGAAGGTCATTTCCTCTGCGGTGACATCTGCTGATGCCGTTGTGTCCGTTCTGAACATTACCTAATAGGGGGAGCATATGTCTGGAACAGGTTATCTTGATACGATTCCAAACCCGACGCAGCCGACAGGCAGCTCCGGCAATCAGGTATTTTATCAGAACGATCAGACTGTATCGGCTAGCTATACGATTTCAACAAACCAGAACGCTTCGTCCACTGGGCCTGTGACAATCAACACTGGTATCACAGTGACAATACCGACTGGCAGCTCTTGGGCCATTATTTAAGGAGAGAGTCATGCCTTTACGAATTTCGGGATCTTCTGGGTATACAGAACTTCAGGCATCATCTACCGCCGTTTCCAACGTGCTTCAGTTGCCAACGTCAGGAACTAAGCTGCTAAGTGACACTCCTACTAGTGGAACAAATACCCTTGCCGCTACATTCCAAAATATCGGTGAGACGGTCACAGTTTCCGCATCAGCAGCAACAGGTGCTTTGAACTATGATGTTTTGACCCAATCAGTCCTGTATTACACATCAAATGCTACAGCGACTTTTACCCTTAATTTTCGTGGGAATGGTTCAACAAGCCTAAATACAGTTTTGGCAACAGGACAATCCGTGACTGTTGTATTTATGGTTACGCAGGGCGCATCAGGTGTATCATACTATCAAACGGCTATGACAGTTGATGGGACATCAGTTACCCCAAAGTGGCAAGGTAGCATAGCACCGACAGCTGGATACGCATCTGGGATTGATGTTTACACATACACAATCATCAAAACCGGATCTGCTGCATTTACTGTTCTCGCAACGCTGTCTCCGTTCAAGTAGGATTAAGATGCCGTTAATTAACACATTTGGGGCAACTACAGCACGATCATATGGGTTCGGGAGACCAAACCCATATTATATTTTGCAAGAAACCAACCTAAATTATTATATTCAAAATGTTTATACCCTTTCTGATGGAACATTTTTGGCTTTTTACCCATATTCATTTTCAAACTTTGTAAGGTTTGATAGTGGCGGGACGTTTATTTCAAATTATGCCTTTTATGCAGAACAAATGAAGGTTAGGGGATCATTGGCTACAGCCACTTGGTTCAATCAATTATTTACGTTTGATCCGATAAGCCCAGCTGCAACGATTAACACTAAGGCAAACGATGGATCAATAAGCTACGCATCAAGCGCGTTGGATGCTTCTGGAAATATATATGCTGTTGGATATATCAGCGGAGCTACCACTGCATTTTATATCGTTAAGTATAATTCATCGCTTGTCATTCAATGGCAACGTCGCATTGCGCCAACTTCAACATGGTTTTTTGGGGTAACAGTCGATATAAACAGCGCGGGTGATCCAATAGTTTCTGGATATAACGCTGTTGCAGGTGCAAACAGAACTGTTCTTATGAAATTTAACCAAACTACAGCTGCTATAACTTGGCAAAAAGAATTTTATGTTTCTACATCAAATGACCATTATCCTCAAACAACATACCTTGATGCGTCAGATAACATATATGTTTTTTGCTCATCAGCAAATGCAGCAACTGGATACCAAACAGGCATTTCAAAGTTTGATACATCTGGAACGCATTTAGGAACGGTTCTTATGATACCGCCTACATCACAACAAGGTTTTCAACTTGGAGGAACACAACAAAAAGTTCTTTTCGATGGGACTAACTTTTATTTTGGACTTTTGTATAATGACAGCACTGTTACTTATTATCAAAAATCAGCTATTGTTAAAATGTCTACAGGCTTGTCTATACTAGGTGGAAAAATAACTTCGTTAAACAATGCTTATAGCGCAGGATATTCAACATATCTTAATCAATCAGATCAGTCTGTAAATTTAATTAACTTGCAGACCGTAGGAAGTAATTCTGCTTCAATACTAAAAATAGTAAAAGGTGGAGCTTTTGTCACAAATCAATCTGTTGCAAACTATATAATTCCAAATACCCCATCACCAATTTCCAATACATTAACAATATCAGATTTAACTTTTACTACATCAACTACAATAACTGTTAATACTCCAACATATGCAACAACAACTCCTGTTTTTACAGATACTGCACAGGTAGCTTCACAATCTGCTGGGTTCATTCCAACATTTACTAAATACAACTTGCTCGGAGCATAGGCCATGACAATCCTTCTCAATGCAACAAGCGGCATAAGCGGGTTAGATGGGACAGTTTCATCTCCGACTTATCAAGGAACAGATCCAGATACAGGGATCTTCTTCCCTGCTGCTGGTGCTGTAGCCATAGCAACCAATGGTGTTGAGCGTTCACGCACAGAAGCCAATGGTAACACGGGCTTTGGCGTGACATCGCCACAGGCAGCGGTGTCCATCAAAGCTGGAACGGCATCGACAGCCCCTATCAACATTGCTGCTGGAACGGTCCTAACCACAGCTGCAACAGGAACGATTGAGTTTGGAAGCCCATCTGCAAACCCGATCTTTATGGGAACGCCACTGAGCCAACAGCGCGGTGTGATCCTGACACCCCAGTATTATTTGCTGAACGCTGTAAGGACCGGGCCAACGGCGGCAACCACATTTTCCATTTTTGGCGTTGGGTGCAACTTAACGGCTGGCGTCCGGTATGCGTATGAAATTTACTTTTCGACGGCAAAGACCTCGGCCAACGCTGCCGCTATTCAATATGCACTTGCTGTAACAAGCGGGACGCTGACATCCCATACTTATACGGTCGTATCAGATACAGCTGCTCTTGCGCTTACCCCTGCTGCTGCCAACCAAATGGGCAACTACATCACCACAGGTTTCTCAACGCTTGTAACTGTATCCGCTGCTTCTGCTGCTGCGGCATCAAGCCATAACGTGCTGATCAAAGGCATCATCGATGTTGCAACTGATACGGTAGGCTTAAACCCGCAGTTTGCATACAGCGCAGCTCCGACAACTTCGACTATTATCCAAGGGTCATATATGTTAATCTACCCAATAGGCGTCACTGGGGCAAATACCAGCGTCGGCACTTGGGCATAAGGAGGCATAGATGTCCACTCTTAACGTAGCAAATATCCTGAATCCAGCCTCATCAGGTTCCCCAACGACTAACATTGCAATGGACACAAGTGGAAACGTGTCCCTTGGAAATGGGTTAACTGTTCCCGGCGCGACTGTTCTGAACGGGTCATTTAAGCCTCCATATTCATTCATTCGCAATCGCATCATCAATGGCAATATGACCTTCGATCAGCGCAACGAAGGAACGGCTGTATCGGCAACAACAACGGCAACATTGACGTATATCTTGGACCGTTGGGCTTACTACGTCTCCACTGGCTCCAAGTTTACTATGGGCCGTTATTCAATGAGTCTGGTCACCTCAATCAGCTACCCATTCCAGTATTACCTTGGCATAATTTCGTCATCGGCATATGTGCCAGCATCATCAGATTATTTTGCAATCGAACAGCCAATCGAAGGTTATAATATTTCTGATCTTGGTTGGGGGACAACCCTTGCTGAATCTGTAACGCTTTCGTTCTCGGTTTTTAGTTCGATCACAGGGACGCACAGCGGGGCATTGACAAATAGTGCAAGAAACCGTTCTTACCCGTTTGTGTTTAACGTAAATGCCCCAGGTGTCTGGCAAAATGTTAGTGTCACTATTCCGGGAGATCAGGCTGGCACATGGTTAACAACCAACGGTGCTGGTATCCGTGTTCGCTTCAACATGGGTGCAGGATCTTCTTTCCTTGGCGCAGCATCAACATGGGCATCGGCAAACTATGTCGGCGCAACAAGCTCTGTAAACGTCGTATCAGGGGCATCTGCTACATTCTATGTCACTGGTGTTCAGCTTGAAGATGGAGCAGTTGCCACACCGTTTGAAGAAAACTTGTATGGTCACGAGCTGCTGGCTAACCAACGCTACTACCAAAAGTCCTTTTCACAGGGGACGGCTCCAGCACAAAACGCTGGTTTAGTTGGTGCATTAACATTTGGCCAGATCTCAGCAGCATCTGCATTGATGGCTTGGAATGTTTCATTGCGACCGACAATGCGAACAACGCCAACAACTGTAACATTTTACAACCCATCTGCTGCAAACGCTCTTGCTAGAAATATCACAGTCCCTTCTGATTTCACGACCACAACAGCAGTCAACACAGGCGAAACTGGTTTTGGATTCACGGCAACTTCTCCAGCAGCTACAACAGCTGGGAACCAGTGCGCGGTTCACTACACGGTCGATGCGGAAATTGCATAATGGACATGCAGCAAATCATTAACATCTTGATTGGCATTGTCATGTCTGGCCTTGGCTGGTTTGGCAAGGCATTGTGGGATGCTGTCAGTGAGCTGCGCACGAATGTTCATAAGATCGAAATTGACCTTCCTGCAAACTACATTCGCAAGGATGAGTTCAAGAGCGAGATCAAAGAAGTGAAAGACATCCTTGGAAAGATATTTGACCGTCTTGAATCGAAGGCAGACAAATAATGGACCCGTTGACAATCCTTGCTGTCGCCCAAACCGCATATAGCGGATTGAAGGTGGGCATTGCCGCTGGAAAAGAAATCCAGCATATGGCAAAGGATCTGTCTGATCTGTGGGGAAGTCTGGCCAAACTCACGCAGATCTCTGCGGAAAAGCCAAGGCCAACCATCTTCTCCCGCAAGTCAGCAGAGCAGATTGCCATTGAGCGGTATACGGCAAGGGCAGAGGCTCAGGATCTTGCCGCCAAAGCCAAGAATATGTTTGTCGGGACGTATGGCCTAGCAGCGTGGGATCAGGTTCAGCGCGAGGTGATCAACATTCGCAAAGAGATTGAACGCCAGAGATGGGAAGATGAGAAGGCTAGGGCCGCTAAACTTGAGGAAATCAGGGAAGCGACAGTGGTCACGCTCATCGTTATGTTCGGCTTAAGTATAATTCTTGGCGTAGGGATTATACTTTTAGGGGTTAAATGACAATGAACGAATCAGAGGCTGCTCAAGTTAAGATGCAGGAAGTGCTTGCGGCTTCGGCCAGCAAGGGGGCATTGATTGAGAAGATTGTTTTTGCTGGTATTCCT